AGGGCACCGGCAATTTGTCGAGCAGCCATTCATAGAGCGGCCGGTGATCCTCGAACTCCAGCGTGCAGATTGAATGGGTAATGCCCTCGATCGCATCCGACTGACCATGGGCGTAATCGTAGCTCGGATAGATCGACCATTTGTCGCCGGTGCGCGGATGGGTGGCGTGCAGGATGCGGTAGAGCACGGGATCGCGCAGGTTGATGTTGCCGGACGACATATCGATTTTGGCGCGCAGCACCCGGGCGCCGTTGGGGAACTCACCGGCCTTCATGCGGCGGAACAGGTCGAGGTTCTCGTCCACCGGCCGGTCGCGGAACGGGCTGTTCCTGCCGGGCTCGGTCAGCGTGCCGCGCGTGTGGCGGATCTCCTCCTGCGACTGGTCGTCGACATAAGCGTGGCCAGCGCGGATCAGGCCCTCCGCCCACTGGTAGAGCTGCTCGAAATAATCCGAGGCATAGAACAAGTCCGTTCCCCAGTCGTAACCGAGCCAGTGCACGTCGGCTTGGATTGAATCGATGTATTCCTGCTCTTCCCTGATCGGGTTGGTATCGTCGAACCGTAAGTGGCAGCGCCCGGCGAATTCCTGCGCGATGCCGAAATTGAGCGCGATCGACTTGGCATGGCCGATGTGCAGGTAGCCGTTCGGCTCCGGCGGGAACCGGGTCACGACCTGGCGATGTCGCCTGGCGTCGAGATCGGCCTGAACGATGTCGCGAATGAAGTCGCGGCCTGTCTCTGCCGCCGCCGGTTCTGTGGTCATTCCTGTTTCCTGTTCGGGAATTAACGGTCTATCTGCCAAATCCGACCGCTGCACGGAAGGCTTTAGTTATGCATGGTTCCTGCTATTGAACCCTACCTTATTGGATTGTCTAGCTGGCGTCAGTCATCGAAATCGCAAAAGCCGCGTATGGCGGCAGGAGGATGACGAGTGACCACCCCCTATGCCGGCGCGACTAGCGGCCACGCCGCCCGCGACGAGATCACAAAGATGCTTCGCCGGTTCGGTTGCGAGTCCGTGGGGTTCATGGATGACTTCGAAAATTACTCGATCCTCCTCGCCTTTAAGCACCGTGGCCGCCAGATGCAGCTACGGGCGTCCGCCAAGGGCTGGGCGGCGCTCTACATGAAGGAGAACCCATACACCCATCGCCGGACCGGGACGCGCCAGGAGTACGAGCAGAAGGCGCTGCGGCAGGGTTTGGTCGCGGTCAACTCGATCCTGCGGGATTGGGTCAAGGGTCAGGTGATGGCGGTGGAGTGCGGTATTCTGTCGTTCGAAGCCGTGTTCATGCCGTACATGCTCCTGGAGAACGGCGAGACGCTGATCGACCGCATCCATACGATGAACCTATTGCCTCCACCCCAACAGACACCGGGAGCGTGACGTGACGAAAGAACAAGAGCGCGACTATTTGCTTTCGGTGATTTTGTCTCTGGATGCACTCGCTGGCGCAGAAAGGCTCTCGAATAGTTCCGTGCGGGAGATCACTCGCAGGGTTTTGGAAAAGATTCCGCCAGTCTATGAAGTCGTTGAACTGGGGGATTAGCTAGGATCGATCCTGACCGATCGGTAGGCTAACCACTGAATGCAGAGGAGTTGTGACCCCATGAACGATGCGGAAGCGGGCGACATCTACATCGATGCGCAGGGTAAGCTATGGCGCGTCCTTGGCACCTGCCGCGAGCCTACAGTGTATGTGCAGGAGGTCGAGACGCTGACGCCTGACAGTCCCGTGAAGCGATCCGGCGGCGTCTTTGGGCTGATGTGGCAGGGGTTCAATCGCATTCACCGCCCTGAAAAACGCAAAGAGCCGCCGCGGAACTTCAATGCGGCGCCAGGCGCCGATTGGGCGATGTAACGATCATCAGTAGAGAGCGGGGATAGCCATGGAAAAAGTGATTCCGTTCGACCCAGTAAAGCGCAAGGTCAGCAAGGACATCTGCCCGAAGTGCAGCGGTGAGTTGGACACGGGTTGGGAATGCAACGATTGCGGCTTTGACGCTATCAAACTGGCGACGGGTGCCTCGGTGACGAAATGGAGAGTGAGCAATGGCCCATAAAAGCCATCCTGCCGACGAGGTAACCGACGAAATGGTGACGGAGGCGAGCGAAATGAAACTTGAATGCCCCAACTGCGGCAGCGAATATCCTGATCTGCCCGCGGACACAACCGAGCACCATGCGCGCCTTGCGCTTCGTGCGGTTCTGCTCTGGTACGAAGAAAGTCCGATCCGCGAAATTCAAATGGCGGACGCGGCCTGCGGCATCAAATTTCCGATCAAGGCGATCGAGGCTGCATTGCTCCCGAATGGTGCTCGCGAGAGCACTGAAAACAAAGGATGATGTCAGTGGGCATTAAAGGCGAAGGCAAAGCATACCAGTGGATCTTAGCCCACCAGGATTACCCACATAAAGACTGGTGTTTGATCTGGCCCTTCGCCCGCGATAAGCACGGCCGCGGAATGATGGGGTACAACGGCGCCAGCTATTGGGCGCACCGTTTTATGTGCCGCCTAGTGAATGGCGATCCACCGACCGCCGACCATACCGCAGCCCATAATTGCGGGAACGGTCATGGCGGATGCGTGAGCCCGCATCACTTAGCCTGGAAAACGCAAGCCGATAACCTTGAAGATTGCCGCGCTCATGGCACTCTGGTTCGGCACCGCGGCGGGAATGTCCGTCGCGTACTGCCGGAAGAAATCATGGCGATCAGGGACGCGCGAGGATTCCAGACGCAGGGTCAGCTTGCGGCGAAGTTCGGCGTCTCCGAAGGGACCATCAGCGACATATGGCATGGGAGATCGCATACCGGCCAGTCAAAGGTAAAGCACTATACTCCGGAAGATGACGCCAATATCCGCGATGCGATCGCGCGAGGCTGCAACTTTCGACAGATTGCAGAAATTGTCGGCCGGCCAATCCACGCGGTGTCCGGCCGCGTTTACCGGCTCGGCCTGAAATCAGGCCAACCACCCACCGTCAAGCGCTCCTGACCGAACACCGAGGAACCCATGGAATTTAATTTTGAAGATTACCTAGCTGGCCTCCGCGAGAGCCTTAAGACAGACCGCGAGCGCGACCTGGAGGGCGAACTTCAAAGGATCGCCAAGAAGCACCGCGAAGCGTTGGTGGCCGAGTGCGAGCCAATATACAAGGAATTGGCCGAAATCGAAGCCCGTAAGCCGCCTCTTCCCATCATGGTTGATGGCAAGATGTATGAGTACGTCGGGCCTCCACGCTCTTGAGCAGAGATTGAGGACACCATGAACTTCTTTCAATGGGCAATGACGCCGCAAGGCTTCTACTATATCTCCTGGGGGTTCGCCGTGTTCGGCGTTGTCATCTGCCTGCTGGGCTTGTTTGGCGACAGAATACTGCGCCGGATTCGGCGCTCTTAAACAGGAATTGAGGAGACCATGAGGGTTTTAATGGCGATAGCAATGATCCTAGCTGCCGGCGTGTTCTGCGGGATACCGATCGCATGGGCCGTAAATGCCAAAATAACTATTCCTTGGGCAATCCCGTTCGCCGCGCTTCTAATGGTCGGGATAGTCGCGGGCGCGTGGCTATACGCACCCCACTCCTAAGCGATACGTTCTGCCCTATAGAAATCATTGGAGAATGTCAGTGGCGACGAAAGGCGAAGGTAGGGCATATCAGTGGCTCCTAGACCATCAGGAGCATGATGGCGATTACTGCCTCATCTGGCCGTTCTACCGAAATCCGAACGGATACGGAATGCTCGGCTACAACGGAGATAATCATTGGGCGCATCGGTTCATGTGCGAGTTGGCCAACGGTCCTCCCCCAACCCACGGAGCACGAAGCCGCTCATTCATGCGGCAACGGGGCGGGAGGCTGTGCTCACCCAAAGCATCTCGGCTGGAAAACAAAGTCCGGAAAATCTTCTTGATTGCAGCGGCCATGGTACGCAGGCTCGATCGACCAATGGTAATAAAGGGCGATTGACTGACGAACAGGTGGAAGGAATTCGCGCCATGAAGGGGAAGAAAACCCAAGCCGAAATCGCTTTCACATTCGGCGTTTCGGAGCCGACGGTTCGCGACATCTTCTTAGGACGCTCACACGCCGGACCATCCAAGATCAAGCATTGGACCGATCTGGAGGACGGCAAGATCCGTGAGGCCGTCAATCTCGGCTATAATTTCTCAAAGATGGCCCAGCATGTCGGCCGATCCGTAAGTGCCGTGATGGGTCGCACCTATCGCCTCGGACTAAGATCAGGCCAGCCCCCAACGCCACGGAAGACGGCATAACTGGTGATGGGCAATGGTCACCGACTCGCCCCGTCCCCGCCGATCGCGCTAAACTACCGGAATGCCAAACCATAAGCCCTATACCCACGTCCGCCCGATCCTCGATGACGGAATCAAGGAGCGCTACGAGGTCAGAGTTTCAACTTTCATTGAGTTCGATTCCGATCCTGGCCGGCGCGCGATATCTCAAAAGCCGAGCAAGGAGGATGCCGAGGCAGCGGCCAAGGAGATCGCCCGGAAGGAACGGATAAGGACTGGGGCGCCGGAGTAATGGCCTGGTCCCGTGAGTTCGAAGACATGGTCCCCGGCCTCAGGACGCTCCGTCACGCGGCCAATTACATCAAGCGGCTACCGAAGTCTGAGCAGGTATTGCCGCACTGGCAGGCGGCTGTAGAGGCGCTGATCATGGCGGCGGAAGACAAGGGACCGCTGCTGCACGCCCGGATAGGCATGCTGCGGGCGTTGAACTATGGCAAGCCGAACCCACCTATTGAACCGAGGGTCAAGCGGGCCAAAAAATACAGGATCGTGCGATGACAGAAGAAAAAGACGCCTTCGACCGCTGGTGGGACTGGGCGGAAAAGCCGCACGATTCCACCCTCACGATTCCAGCCGAGATCCACGACGCGGTGATGACGCTGACGCCGGATGAGCGGCGCGACCGCAGACTGGTCAACCAGGTGGTGCGCGAGGGACAGGGCCCGTTGCGCCCAGCCGGCGGCGCGGATCAGTATGGGGTGCCTAGGGCTACCGAGGATTGAGTTGGGCAAGGGGCGCACTAGCCGTTAAACAACGGAGGACCGACAATTTGGACTGGAAACAGAGAATAGCGGGATGCTTCGGCAACCAAGACCAACTTTTTGCGATTCATCCGCTTGACGAGAGGCGGGCATTTGATCTGCTGATAATGCTCCGTGCCGAAGATATAGGATGGTCCTTGGCCGAACCGGAATTTCGGAAACATCTTGAAAAGCACGGCTGCGGTGAGCAGCACATTAGCGAACAGATGTCCAAGATTCGGGCTTACCTGAAGCCCTGGCTATCGAACTGAACAAAAAAGGCCGCTGCCCAGATTGAGCGGCGGCCTTTTGCCTTGGAGCGAGGCGACTAAATCGCCTTCACCCAGTAGACGGAATTTGCCTGGCCCCAACGCTGCTCCGGCTCGGCTTGCTCAAATCCGGCGCGCCGGAAATTGGCGGACGAATGCAGATTGCGCGCCGCGCACTCCGATACGAGGTGCGTCCAGCCTATCTTTTTCGCCTTGATCTCTCGCGTGACCATGAACCGTAATTGCAACCCGTGGCCGTGATGGTCGGGCAGAACGTAGCAGCGCTTAAAATATCCAATGTTCGGGAAGGGTTCGAACGGCACCATGCCGGCGAAGGCGACGGGATCACTTTCGAGATACGCCAGCCACCAGAAGCCGTCCTCGAGATGACGCGATTCCAGTGCCGGGAAAATATCGGGCGCGAGGCCATTGAGGCGGTGCAGCACGGCGGCAACGTCGGGGTCGCGACCGTCGACCTCGCGGATCAGATAAGGCATCAGTAGAACGCCTTCGCGTCGAATCCATGATGCCGACACACCTGGGCGGCCAACTTCCGGAACGCCGCGTTGTGCGTGTCCTTGCCGCCCGCGCGGCTCTCAAGCCCGTTCTCTTCCAAATAAAGATGGATTGCCTCGTGTGCCATGCACCGCATCAGGGTTGTGGTATGCCCGATAGCATTCACTGACATCGTAATGGTGTGGTGCTTGCCGTCCCATCGATACTCGGCGAAGTCCTGCCGGAATTTCCCCACGGTGAACTTGACGACGGCGGCGGGTGGTAGCTTCAATCGGCAAAACGGCGGCGTTGTCCTCATGTATTCGTAAGCCGCTGCCAGCATTTCAGGTGTCAGCGGAAGGGTCATGTGCGGCCCTCATACATGCTAGGCAGGATCAGGCCGGCGGTAGGTTGGTAGATCGATCCCTCGGACGACGCTCCCATGGCGATAGGATGCCAGCGGATCACGCCGATGCGCTCATGGAAGACCACGAAGTTCTGCTGAGCCGGCTCAGGATCGGCGCGGAGACTCTTGGCGAACTCGCCGTAGCCGATTCCAGAGCCGTTGCCGAAACCGAAGGGCGTAACGCACGTCGTATGGAAGTGCCCAGAGAACACCTTGTAGACCGGCCGGCGCTGGCGGTGCTCGGTATCCAAGATTTTCCGATGGCCCTTGATGATGGTCGCGGCGGGCCCGATGAATCCGGTCCCCCCGCCGGATCCCATCCGGTCGCCGTGGGTCAGCAACAGCGGCCAGCCGGCGGCATCGAAATAGGCGTCGAAGCCCCGGGGCCGGTAATGCTTGATGGAGGGGAATTGCTTCAGCGCCGCTTCGACGAAATCCGAAACCAGCGTGTCATAGCTCTGGATCGAAACCAGCTTGGTCCGCGGCTTGCCGAACGTGTCCCGGCCGTGGTTGCCGACCACGCTGATGAGTTCGATCGGGACCGGCTTACCGAACCGCTCCATAAGGTCCAGATGCAGCCTCAGGACGCCGGCGGCGATATACTCAGCCGCCCATTTGGTCTGCTGGTAGGCCGTCCCGGCGTCGGTCTCGGCGTGCTCGGGGTGCAATCCATGGCCGGAGATCAGATCCCCACCCAATAGCACGCAGACCTTGCTGGGAGCCGCGTCAGACGCGGGCCACGCCGAAGTCGTCAGGATGGACGCCGCGTTGAAAAGCCTACCTATGCGCTTCTCTGCGACCGGGAGATTGTATTCGTTGACGCCCATGACCTCCTCGCGGTTGACGACTTCGCCAACATGGAGGTCGGAAAGGTGCAGGACGACGGCCTGTTTGCTGGAATTTCTGGAAATTTTGGCCGGACGGGGCCTGGCCACCGGCTCCGCTGGGGCGATCTCGAGGCCGAGGATCGAGGCGCGGTGGTCTTCCGCCGCCGCCAAGCGCTTTGTCAGCGCTTTGTTATTCTCGCGAAGCTGGGATATCTCGGCAGTGAAGCGGTGGCGCTCAACTACGTCCAGTTTAACCGGCGCCGGAGTCGTCGCCGACCTCGAACAGCGCAGTTTGTGGCACCGAATGTGATGGTTGAACGTGCTGCGATTTAGATTCAGAGACGCTGCGGCGTGTGTGGCATTGCCGCCACATTGCGCTAGGGCGGCTGCGGCGGCGTCCAACTGGGCGTCCGTCAGATTGTGCGCGGTCATCAGATCAGCGCGACGATGAGAATGACGGCAATTGACGCAACAACGGCGAGGCAGAGCATCCCAACCCAGCCGAGCGCGGCCGTCGATTTACGCAAGCCGAATTCCTGGATGACCCAACAGACAACGCAGATGAGCAGCACGATAGCGGCGGCCAAGAAGACGCGGCGCAACTCGCCATGGATAACGGCGGCGCTGTATGCGATCTCGGCCGCGGTGTTGTTCATGTCGAACCGAATGGATTGACGATTGCGAAGCCCGCGATGGAACGGGCATGGAGACGTGTCGCGTGGTGACCGGAATTGGCGTCGAACACGAGCCAGGTATTGCCCTGAATGTGCTGCTCGAGCACGAAGACGTGGCCGCGTCGTGCGGCGGCCATCTTCGGAGCCGGCGCCGCCCGTGGGAAGCGCAGCCAGTTCGCCGCCAGATTGAGCGATGGAATGATGCGCCCGAACAGATGCAGGCTTGCGCCGCATCCGCAGAACCGGGAGGGGCAGCCTGCCGGGCGCCCGCCGATGACGCCTGCGCCTGAATTCGACATCGAGTGATGATGCCTATGATGCCGCGCCTCTGCGGATGTTGCGGACAGAATCGAAAGCGCGCAGATGCACGCCGCAAGCGTTTTGCGGAACATAAAACCTCGTCTAGTTGTTGATGATTTAGATCGGCCGGGTATCGAGACGCGAGCAACTCGACTTCACCGAAGCATTGACGCGGCCGGCAACGCTGCGAGCGATACGGTCGGCCATGGCATCGCCCCGCTTTTCGCAGGATTGCTGGCTGAACCCGGCTTTGGACGTGTAGAAGAACTTATGCTGATGGCCGTGCAGGGTGAGGCTGACGACGATCAGGATCGCGAACATACTATTTGCCAACCAGTGTCTTGAAGCCGACCCATAGCGCGCCGAGAGTCCCGGTAACGATGATGGTGATGACAGATCCCCAGCCGACGCGCTCGACTTGCTCAACGCCACGTCGCCATTTTCGAAGATGCTGGAAATCCGCGCGAAGCTCTTTGCGGTCCTCTTCTTCGATTCCAAACGAAGTCAGAATCGTTGCTATTGCCTTCAGGACGACCGTATCGACATCCGCACTATGGAGGCGCTGCTGTTCGGAGAGGACGTCATTGACGACTTGTCGGACTTCGTGATCTTGCATCATTTACCGTCCGCTGGTGGATCGATCGCGCAAGAACCAGCGCAACGCGCCGTGCTTCGGCGTGGCTGGTGCAGCAACAGGAGCAGGAACAACCGGAGGCGGCGCGACCTGAGCCACAGGCGGCGGCGCTGGTTCGGCGACAGGAGGCGCCACGGGAGCGGCAACGGGATGGGCAACTGGCACCGCCGCAACCTTATGGACCGCGTGATGACGCTTGACGGGCGCGGGGGCGACCATCCCGGGTCGATGGGCGCAGCCTGCCACCATGACAGCAAGCGCAATTGTGAAGCTGATCTTCTTCATTTCTGCCTCCGGTTTAGCGTTTGATGATGCGCGCGACGTTTTCAAATCCACGTTTACCGAAGTAAAACGCAACGACCAGATTGGCTGTCGTCGTCATCCAGCCGTCGTGCAGGGTCGTTGTTCCCCAGCCTAGGCAGATATCCCAGACGATGATTTTCCCGAGCAACAGCGCTACGAGATATCCCATGATCTTGTCAGGCTCGTACCAATGGCCGATCTCGGCCGTCCGATACTGGAGGATGGCATTGGACTCGCTGACCTGAGCCGCAATTTCAGACGCAGCCAATGTGGCTGCTGTTTTTGCGTCAGTCGTTTCGGACTTCAGCTTTGCCTGATAGGCATCGATCAGGCCCTTGATGACGGGACCGCCGAGAAAGGAGAGAATTGTCATCCACATCGGATTATGCCTTCGGCTTGATGAGCGTCCGCAGCCGCGCCGCCATGGTGACGCTCGAGAACGCCATCATCACCACGCCCCACGCCTTGGGGTTACTCCCTAGCCAGGATTGGGCCCACGTCACGAAGGCCGGATCACCGACGACCGCAGCGATATTATCCAGGTTCGCAACGACGAGACCGAAGGCGAGTCCGACGTACTGGACCGCCATCGTTGCGGACCGGCCGCAGGCGGCCCAGATCTTCTGCAGCACCGCCTCAGACCTTCTTGACGGCGTCGACGGCCGCGGTCGCTTTGGCGCTGAGCGCATCAGCCTGCGCGTGAAGCTTGGCTGAAAGCTTGTTCGCGCCGATCACCAGTTCCTGAATTTTTGGTTTGAAAAACCAGATCAGCGCGCCGCCGGCAGTGAAGATGACGCCGGCGAGGATGACTTCTGCGAACACGGTAAACATGGTCATTTTCCTTCTGTGTTGAAAATCTTGTCCCAGAGCGAGGTCGTCACGCCGAAACACACGTCCGTCCGATGATGCGCGGCGTGGCGCATCTTCATTCCGTAGAGCCAGTGGCCCTTCGGTATGTGCGTGTAGTGAAACGCTGTGTGCGTGATCGAATAGGCGATGTAGCCAAGCGAAAACCCGATCATTACCGCACTGCTTCCAAAACCGAACATGGCCCAGAGCGCGGCGTATATCGCGATCGTCAAAGCAGGATGGACCGCGATGTAGTCTTTCTGCCTCGAGTGGTGCAGATCGTGCATGTCGCGAAAGAACCAAGCGCGATGCAGAACCCATCGGTGCAACACGTATTCGTACAGCGACCAGCCGAGAAGTCCGAACGCCAGCTCACCGAACCAACCGGGCGACACGCCTTGCCGAATAGAGAACACCAGCAGCGCCAGCGTGATCGGCGGGGTGATGAAGAAGTCGGCGTAATACTCCCACTTCGTTAGGCGGAAGAGCCTCAGCCAATTCATTTGCGCTTGAACAGCGAGAGGATGAGCGCGAATAGACTGGCGAACGCGGTCGCGAAGCTCGGTGCGGGAGATTGCGGGCCAAGGTTCGGCGCGTTGTCTTTTTCGTGAAGATCGGTCGGGGCCGGCTTGGTGTTGCCCGCGGTGATCGACGGCTTGGTGGCGGGCTTTGGCTCAGACGGGTGAATGTCGGGAAGATCAATCGGCGGCTTACTCGAGACAGGAACGCTGTCGATCGCGCCTTTCCATTTTGCAAGCCATATCTTGCGTTCGTTCAGCCCTACCGTTCCGCCGTTCAGACGCTTGGTGACGCCGAGAACGTCGTCGTTCTTTGCGTAAGGAAGACAGCCGCAGTTGATGAAATCGGCGACACCGCATTCCATGAAATATCGGGGATCGTTTACGAGGTCGGGATTCTTGACGACATCCAGCCCGGTCTTCAGGGCGAGCCGGACGTAGCCTTCGCGGCCCGTCGTCTGTGACGCCCCCCTACCCCGAAAATTCCAGCCATCGTCGGTCCCGATGGCATTTCCCATGCGGCCGTTATAGACCTTGTTCGCGAGAGCCCTTGGATTGCCGGCGTAAGGATCGGCGCTTGCCGCTGAGGGGAAGCGAGCGGGCCAAACCTGAGTCATTCGATTGGCCGTATAGCTCAGGTTTTCAACAACATCGTGCCCCGCCCCGCATTCATGGCTGATCTGCGCCATGACATGGGCGACCAAAAGCGGGGTATTGATGCCGTATTTCGCGAAGACGGCTGGGGCCGTATCGATGATCCCGGTCCGCAATCCGGGTATTTTCTCATCCCCGTGCGGCCATAGGCGCGTCAAAGCAGCCGCAAAACTGGCGTCCACCATATCAATCTCCAGTAGTTTTACGGAATTTCTAGGTGGACGAGCGCCGAGGGCGGCTTGTTCGCTGTGGGGTTGTGGGCTAGATTTCCTCGGCTCAAGTTTGAGGAAATCAAAATGGCTGTTTTGGCTGCTCTTCTCGCCATCCCCGTTCTCGTCGTGGGAGGCTATGTGCTTGTCGGCTACCGCAATATTAAAAGGGACGGGCATCCCGACATCGTTTGATGCAGATGCAATCCCTGTTGCGGGGGGCGGCCGTAACCCTCCCGTTAGGGGGCGCCGTTTATCTGCTTCTTATGACGACAAGCGATCCGGCGCGTTGGCGCCGACCAATCTATGTCGTGGCGGCGCTACTGCTAATCTTCTGGCTTTCAAGCGTCGTGACCGTGCTCCGCGAGACGGTGGCTTTCGCCTGCTCCCATCCGATCGGGGGCAAGCAGGGCGCGCTGGCCTGCCCCGGCGCGGCATCGCAACTGCTCTGCAATATCAGGCGGCGTTGTGCAGATACCTCGGGTCATCCACCTGGATGAACTCCAGTTCTTTTATCTGCACTCTCACGTTCGACCCCGCCACTCTGGGATCATTATAAATCCAGATATAGGGCCGAATTGCCGATGAGGCAGGCTGGAACGGCATAGTTTCAAGATCGAAATCGCCGCCGACGGCAAGTTGATCTGACTGCGCCGAATTGCTGCTGAAGCAATCTCCATATCCCGCGTTGAAATAGATACTGCGCCAGCCGGACCACGCAACGAGCGAGAGACGCACCCGCGCCTTTACCCATTGACCGGCAACAGGGGCAAAGCTCGCCCCGTAAAAGCCGAAGATTTCAGAAGATGCCGCGCCGCCGTTGGTGGTGAAATCGAATACTTGGATTAATCCGCCCGTGTCGGCATTATTGAGTAGTCCTGCGGAAACGGTTGTGGTCGGGCCCGATGAAACCATTTGCGCAACGAAATTGCTGGCAATTAAGCCGGAGACGCCTGCGCCAACCGATCCCGAAGTGCCGTTCATCCTGCCGTTGGGAAACTGGTTGAATCCGTCATCGACCATGCGACGCGCGATCGGTTTTACCAGACATTTGAGGATCATCAGGAGCGACAGTGCGCCGTACTGAGAACCGAGCGGGGATGGATGCAGGCCATCCGCCATGTAGCCCGCCTTCGGGCGCCCCGTGCCGTCGTCATAGGCCGCTGCCACGTCCCATAATACCACGTCCGGCGTTGTGGTGGCGTAGCTTGCGATCCATGCGTTAACGTCGCTGCGGACCTGGAGTTGCGGCGATCCGTCCGGAATAATGGCCGCGCTCACCGGGCGGATGTTGGCGAGAATGACCCTGCTGCCCGCCCGCAGATAGGCTTGGCAAATCGCCTGCAAGTCGGTCTCGATGCTCGCGGCGGTAACATTTGTGGTGCCGCTGTTGATACCTGCCGAGACGATGACGATCTGCGGAGCGTACAAACCTGGCGACGGCAATCTTGCGCGGGTTTGCGCCACGGTCTCACCGCTGTAGGCCGCATTCATGCCCTTGAATGAACGTGTATCGCCAGCGTCATACCACACGTCACATTCGAAATGCGGATACATCGCCCGCGCCCACGCGATTTCGCGCGGAAGTGTGGAGATGAGAGAGGCGCTGGCGAGGTTATTCCCCGCCACAATCGAATCTCCAACGTAACCAATACGGGTCTTGGCGGCCCTCTGATCTAGGACGGTGTTCATTGCCTGGAAAGCCTCAGTGAGAATTTCAACCCGGCGCCGCCATTATACAGCGTCCCCGTATTTGTTGACACAAAGCCGAATATGGCTGCGTAGTTGTAGCCTTCGGTCAGCCCCGTCTTATAGCCGGATATTCCGATCGGAAGGTCCGCGTTCAGGGAAGCGGAGACACCGCCGCCGCCGCCGGTTTCAGCCGTACTTCCATTAAACGAAACCTGCACATAGCTGCTTTGCCCGGTCGCGCCGTTATAAACTTGACCGCCAACCGAAAAGTTCACCAGGTCGTCGTTCCACGCGACAAACTCAAGCCTGTTGTTCGGGCTATTGATTTCCGCCGAGGCCGCGCCAGTGAATGTGCCGCTGGGCGTCATGGCAGCGGAGAATGGTTTTTCATTATACCAAGAGCGCGTGTAACGCTGCGTTGCGCTATCGACGAATTGACTTGCTGCACTCGTCTTGATGAGGCCAATCAGGGTTCGGGTGCTATCCCGGGTCGTTCCGGATGAGACACGAACCTCCGTTCCGATGTTGCCGGCTGTATTGTCCGGCAAGTGCCCATTGCCATCGGTCCGAAAATCGAAAGTGACTGTTCCAGAGTTGGAAAAGGCATAGACGTAATAGACCGTACTGGCAGCAAGGTTAGAGGCGCCCGTGCCATTCACGAACACCGATGTATTGGCGCCGCCCGCGATCCCGGCGCTCGGGATCTGAAACACTGCCCCATTGATGCGGATCAGATCCCCCATGAATGGCGTAAATGTCAGCGCGGTTGTTGAACTGAATGCCAGCCGGCCGCAGTTGATCGGCCCGGCATAGGTCAGGGTTCCGGTCGCCGTAATTGGGCCACCAGAAACAGGATAGGTCGTTGCAATGTTGGTGACGGTGCCAGAACCGCCGCCCGCACCGACGCCGAGCATGCAAGTGTAATTCGTACCATCGGACTGGCAGTGCATGCCCTGATTTTGCGTCAGAACAAGAGAGGATCCGCCGTTGATGGTCGACGTGACGGGCGTGACCGTGACGGTGCCCGCGCCCCTGTTTTGGAAATCTACACTCCAGCCAGAAACGAAAGTTGATCCGTTGGCCTGCGGCAGAGAGACGGCTACCGCCGATGCGTTGCTGAGGCTGATCAGTTTTCCGCAATCGCCGTCAACCACCGTATAGCTCGTTCCGGTCTGCGCATTGACCGTGAGACTGAGTTTCAGGGTGCGATCGGCAGAGAGATCGCCGCCGCCGGTCAGGCCGCAGCCGGTCGAGATGTTGCGGGTCAGCGGCGTCTTTAGAGCGTCATTGCCGTTGATTTTCTGAATAGCACCTAGAATCGAATCCGTAGCACTTACCGTGCCCGCGCCACTGACGTATCCGGTCAGAACCTTTGCAATAACGGGCGCGTTGGTCAGTGTGGTCGCATTGCCGACGCTAGTAACATCTCCGGTTAAATTGGCGTTGGTGGTCACGTTGCCAGCAGTCAGACCCGAAGCTGTCCCCGTTAGGTTGGTCGCGACACCAGACGCCGGCGTACCAAGGGCGGGAGATGTCAAGACGGGAGATGTCAGCGTCTTGTTCGTCAGCGTGTCAGTCGTGGCGCGACCGACGTAGGTATCCGTCCCCTGGAACGTCAGCGTCGTCGCATCGACTCCAGCTACCGTTAGCGAATTGTTGAAAGTAAAGGTTTTGCCCGCGGCGCCGGTGAGCGTGTAGGTTCCGGCTGTGAAGAAATTGCCGTTGAGGCTGGTCGCGGTCGCGGCCCCCAACGCCGGCGTGACCAGTGTTGGCGACGTAGCGCGGACGACCGATCCCGTGCCTGTATTTGCCGCAGCGCCCAGTCCGTTAATGGAGAACGAATTTCCTGTGCCGGCCGTGTCAAACGTCTTGTTGGTGAGGGTGTCCGTCGTCGCGCGACCGACGACTGTGTCACCGGTCAGAAACGGAACCCACGCATGGGTGGACGTATTGAGCGAACCATAAGAAACCCACGATGCGCCATCATAACGGCTGAAAACAACGGGGTTTGTCGTCGTATTAGCCCAGCACTGATAAGGCAGCGGCACGGCACCGGGCCCATTCGCCGGCGCGGACGGTCCCCACGAACAACTTGCCAATGCGCGAAATGCTGGATTGAAATAAGTGCCCGTCAGGTCCGCCATGGTGTGCGGCCCGGCAGTTGGCATGACGATGCTGGCTTGCTCCACGGCCTTGACGGACGAAAGCATCAACAAGCCAGCACAAAGCGCGCCGAAAAGGCGTTTTTTCATCTGATTTGGAATCCTGTTCAGGCTATTGGGTCAGGGAAGAACCACAACAACGCATTCAGCCGTGACCATTGGCCCCACGATCGGATGAGCGCTTCCGCTGGTATTGTTCGACGCGCTGCCAATCTGGCCGATTGCAATGGTGCCGGCTGAAGTGATCTGGCCGACACTGAGCGGACTAAGTGAAGCAGGGCCATACCAAGCGCCGGTTCCGTTCGCCAGCGCATCGCCGCGAGTTGCTCCAGACGGAATACCAGATTGGGAAGATAAGACGCTGACTGAAACCGCGTTTGAATTGATTGACGTGATGCCGGTAGGCAATTGCGCCAGCGTTAGCGTCTGGCTTTCAGATCCAGCCCCAGTATTGATGGCGTTTGCGCCCGATCCGAAAAAGCTGCTGGTCAGTCGACTTGCCGCTGTGTTTAACGGCCCGTCACGGCCTGCCATAGTTCGTCCGCGGCAATCCATGACGCCCACCGTCGTGCTACTGCCGCCCGAGCCGTAGCCCGTGATGAACGCCGTGACTATCTGTGACCCGTTAGCGGTGGCATTCGCCGACATGACGATGGAGGAAGACGTGACGCTGGCAATCGTGGTGCCGGCGGGGATGCCCGTGCCCTCGATGGGCATTCCGGCGCCGAGACCGTCCGTATTTCCGACCGATGCAATGGTGTTATTGCCGGCCGTGAGTGTGCCTGATTGCGCGCGTGTGACGGCAGCGAGATAGGCCGGATAAGAGGTCCTCGTGATCGCCTGGCCCATGCCGTACAGCGTCTTGGGTGGGATCGTTCCGTAGACACCATAAAGCACTGTGCCCAGCGGCGTTGCGGGGTTGGTAACCGCGCTGCCGTCGATCTTTGTGATGTTGATGACGCGCCAGTTACCCGAGCCCAGATAGACCGCCTCTGCTATGTCTCCAGCGGCCGTGGTGTAACTCAACTGCCCTGGCAGAATGAGCGATGTCGCATTATAGGTCAGCGGCGTAGCGCTGCCGAAGATTAGCGTCTTACGAACGCCCGCTACGCACGAGGAACCGAAGGCCGTGATCGTAGTCGTACCGGTGATGTTCTGGACGGCAGAAGGGGCCGCACAGATATCCGTGGTGCTGGCGGCGGTAACCGTCGCCGTACCGCCACCGATTGGCGGGGACCAGAGATGATTGGTCGCATCCAGCGCCCCGATGACAACCCACATAGATGCGCCGTCATATTGCTTCAGAAGGTTCGGCGTGACCGAAGTATCGAGCCAGACCTGACCCTTTACCGCGGCGAGCGAGCAATCCGTGGTCGGCGCCGACGATCCCGAGTTGCTCGAGATCAGTGCGGCAATACCCGCATTTACGTCCTGCGCAAATGTTAGGCCCGATATCGTCCCTGTGGTGGGCATGCAACCCGTGCCCTGCACCGCAAATGAATGCGAGGCGAGGCCAAGCGAAAGCGCGCCCGCAAGCGCGAGCGAGATCAGCCGATTAAGCATTTTATGTCCTTTTAGGAGATCACCAGCCCTGAATGCTGATGTTGGTTTTCGGCGCGTTCGTCGGCGTGCCGGCGAGGCGCGGGATGATGGTGCAGCCCGACAGGGTCAGGCTCTGCACTTCGAAATCGAACGCGCTTGAGCTCGTGTTCGTAATCTGGATCAGCGGCGCGGTGTCTGTGCCGGGACCAGCGTTGAACGGCTCGGCTATGGTTTTGCCGTTCGAGGCGAAGACGATCACAAGGCCGGTTGATGGAACGGTTACCCCGTTGAGCGACGTCCCAACGCCGCCAACCAACGCCCAGGTGTCGAGACGGTCCGGAACATCGACGCTGAAGGTGAATGCGAGAGCTATTGCGATGACTTGCGGATCGGCGGTTTTAAGAACCAGTCTCGCCCGGAAGAACCTTCCGACATACAGACCGGGCTCATACCTGACCCATGGACCGAACGAGATACCCGGGCTGAACACATCTGTCGGGACGAAGACATCGTTCGCCGGATTGGAAGTCGGGTCCATGTTGAAGACATCGCCAAGGGCGACGTTCTGCGCGACGGAGATTTCCGGGTAGACCTGAACGCTATCCGTTGAACCAGCCGCGAGGAAATCCGGATTGTTGAGAATATCCGGATTGGTGAGCATGCTGTCAGTGACGGTCTGCCCGGTGCCTTTCCATGTGCACGTAACCCGGCAAGGCACAACGCGCCCGGCGTCGATATAGCGGGACGAACTTATCTCGTAGGTGCCGTTGCCCTGCCCGCCCGCGTTCAGGATATCCGGCGTATTCAGAACGTCGGCGGTAGACAGGAAATCGCCGGAGCCGCCCGTCCGGATCAGCGTGCCGGATTTCGCAACTGTCCCCGTATAAACACCGAGCCAGCCGTTAGCCGCCTCATCGCGGGTCGCGATAACGTTGGTGACAAGGGATGCGCCGGCAATCTCGATCGAGGCAGCGTTGACGCTGTAAATTCTTGCGGTATCCGGGCCAGTGTAGGCCTTGACCAGAAACGTGCCATTACCATGCGAGGCGAAGGGCGGATGGGCGACACTGCCCAAATCCAGTGCCGACGCCCATGTGCCGCCGTTTCGCACCGCGTAACGAATCGCGCGAACGTCGCTGATTTCGTCCCATGCAATCGAGGTATTGCTATCGACGTAGGCCGCGCCGCGGATGTTCTGCACATCGTCCGGCGGGAGGCTCGTTCCAAACAGCGTGAAAGTCTCGATCGATACCCACGGCGATGGTCGCGAGAATGCATCAAGAGAGCGAACCCGAAATCCCCAATTCCCGGCCGCGAGGTCCAGAAGATCGACTGACGTCTGAGACGAAAACCGAGGGCTCGCCGCCTGCCAGTTCAGGCCCGGGGGCTTGACCTGGATTTCGTAATTGAACGCCCTCGGATCCGTCGAGAGCACCCAGGATAGCACCACCTCCGAATGAACGGCGGAGCTGACGATAACGAGGCATTCTTTCGCTACCAGACCGGTGGGCGCGATGATCGGCCCGGTCGGGAGAGCAGTGTAGTTCGGCTGCTCCAGGACCAGCCCCTGTTCGATCCGGGCGAACTTGGTCGGATCGTGCAGAATTCCGGCGAGGTCGTAGACGTTCTTGGCGGTTTCGACCCGCTTAATGACCTTCACCCGCCGGGGCGAAAGGTCGGATGCCGTGATGACCCATATGGCATTAACGATCGGCGCCGGGGCCAAGGCCACGTCGAGCGAGAGCGTCGATGTGGTCGATGCCCCCGTTGTGACGTTGCGGACGGCTACGGAGCCGTCCGATAGCACAACGCTGATCTGGTAGGTCTTTCCCGCAACCAAAGTGATCGGTCGGTCGAGGGTAAGTCCGGTTACTCCCGCCGTGGTGACCAGCCCAGCTACACGGCCGCCAAACTGAATGCCGGCATAGGCCGGGTCCTGGATTTCAACGACCTCGCCGGGATAAACGTCAGAGTGGTCCCACGAAGCCTGCCATGTGCACGTCTCGGCTTCCGAGGCTTCGGTCTCAATGGCCCATTTGCCCATCCGGTGGGCCTGCCCGCGGCTCGTACAGCCGATAGCGACCACTTCCATAGTGCGGTAGCCGAAACGCGAAATATCGGACGGAGACCCCTCTACAACCTCATACGCAGGCCGGCAGAAGTCAGTCGGATCGAACCATGTGATAATCGCTACAGTGTGCCGGGCCTTGAGGCTGCCACCGCCCCAGTTGATGACGCCGCCGATGACGTTTCCTGGAACGACCAGCTTGACGGGATCAAGCGCCATATCAGCGCTCGCCGTTACCCCCGCGGAGCTCCAATAGATCATCCCCCGAAACACGGAGGCGATCGACATCAGAACCTTCAGCGCATCGTCGGCCGTGGCAAACGCGAAATTGAACGTGTAACGCGGCTCAAATCCCCCGAACCCATTGGGGACCGAGGCATCGCAATATTGACCGATCGAATAGAGCGTCCACTTATCGCGGAACGCATCCGGGACGTACTCGCCGACACCCCAGCGATCATTGGCGATGCATTCGAACAAAACCCAGGCCGGGTTATTGTGCCACGCCGTCTGAAAGGTGCCGTCCCAGACACCGGCATAGGTCCGGGCAATCGGATTGTAATTCGACGGGATGCGGGTCTTAAGGCCCCGCAGCCTGACGAGTCGCTTCGGAACCTTGCCTCCGAACGACTGCGCGTCGACCCGATAGGCCATCAACGCGGAGTTCGGATATTGAAGTGCGAAATCCTCTATCTCGGTAACGCTGTCCCAGAACGTCTTGTTGATCAGTGTCGATGACGAATTATCCGCCGTGATGCGCCGAACCCGGATTGACCAATTTCCGGCAGAGGGCCGAGCGATGCGAAAACTGCGCTGATAGGCGCTGCTGGTCTTCCCGGAGAACACGCAATTGCCCGGGGAAACGTCAGTCCAGCCACCTCCGTTAATTTGAACGTCGATCGCGATCTGCACCGTCGTCGGATTTATGTTTCCGGTTTTGGTGTCCACTGATTGCAGACCGTCGAGGCGTATCGTAACGAGAGCAGCATCCGCATCGGCATTCGATATCGCGCGGGTGACGGACGCGGTATTCTTGACCTCCGCCCCAACCGAGAACACCGATTCCACGGCAGGGAAGCCGGGGATGGACGTTTGAACCGGTGTTCCGGGCCGCGCATCGACGATGATGTTGGAGAAATTGAATGAGCCGTCCGCATTTTGAATCGGCGTATCGTCGAGGTAAACATTTTGAAGATTACCCGGAACACCCTCAACCTCGCCTTCGGAGAGAAGATCGATAACCCGCGCCGTCGCCCGCGACTGAAGTGTATTCGGTGCTTCTGTCGGCGTGTTAGTGGACGAACCTGACCCCTTACCCACAGGTTTAGCTCTTATTTCTGGTCAGGATATTCACCAAAATCACGCCGATGCTCAGCGGATCGGTCCCAATCTCCTCGGTGCTGAGGCCTGCGGAAATAACCACGGAGCCAACAACGAACTCCCCAAACACCAGCGGCACGGGAACACCCTGCGCCGTGACGTTATCGGCGCTGCCGAACAGGAACGAATCCCGCCGGTCCACCGCCGCACTTCCGCCAGCCAGCGTCGGGGCTGGCGAGAGCATCTGCGCCACACCGCCAAGCGCCACTGCCGCACCTAATCCGGCCACCGTGCCGAAGCTGATGCCGGAAAAGCCAATGGCCGAGATGCCGCCGAACGTCGCGCTCAACCCGCCAGCCATGCCCAGCGCATAAGGAGCGGCGATCGCCAGACCGATGATTGCAACGCCGGTCAGGATCTTGCCCCAGCCGCTCGCCGAGCCCTCGATGACGGGAACGATATGAATTTCCGTGGCCCGGCCGAGCCGGAGCTTCAGTTCCTCGAGCTCGAGCGCCTCGGTCAGTCTCAGGACGCGGTAATGCCCCTCCCGTAATGCCTGGCGGAAACCCTTGACCTGAACGATGAGCGCGCGGATCGCCTCGACCGGGCTTTTGACATCGAGATCGAATGACGCGCCAAACTGCGCCCCAAGCGCGCCGTGCAAAACAACCGTGCGCAGCATGGATCAGCCCTCATAGCGCAGCCACTTGGAAATCATCGGACGCCAGCGCCCAACGGGTTCACGACATGACAGGCGATTTTGCAAATGGTGATAAAGAAGGCCGTCCTCGACCAATGTCCCGCCGTGGTTGGGAACCTTGGACCGGAAATTGATCAGAGCAACGTCCCCGACCGACGCCTCATATTCCGTGATGACGCGATAGCCCGCTCGCGGAAAGCCGTCGTTGTACAAATCCTCGTCCGCCATCCACCATTGGTCATTGCGCGGAAAATCCGGCAGTTTGATCCCGGTATTTTGCCAACGCCACGAACGGATGGCCGAATAGCAGTCAGTGACGCCGTGGACAAATTGCCTCCCGAGCAGTGGCTCATCAAGCCGGAAATCGCCCCACCACAGAACCGGCGAGGCCGCAACCCCATCCGTCTGCGTAATGCCCCACGGCACGTTACTCGAAATCTGGTGCACCATGTCATTGGCGCTGGGCGCCAGCGCTTCTTGCTGTCCGTGGCTATGGATGACGCCCTCGACGACATGGGCCGCCCAAGTGTCGTCAGCCATCCGGAAATCCCTTTCCGGCGTCGGCGCGATATTCTTGATCGGCAGATACGCTCCGCCGACGACGATTCCGCAACTCTCTTTCGGGAATTCCGAGATCGCGTGATCGCGCGCGGCGGCGTCGACCTCGGGGGCAAATAACATCATCCGTGAAACTTCGCTGCGCCCGGGAATCCGCCGAACGGAAGATCCCCAGTCGGGAAGCGCTTTTGACAGCAAGACTGCAAGCGCTTTGATGGCTTATCGAGATCAGGAGTCGCCACGGGGTTTCCGTTGGCGTCGAAATAACTCGAACCGGTGTAAGGGCACGCCGCGGTGCCCTGGCTGTAGATGAACGTTGATCCGTTCCACACCCGGTATCGAAACGAGCAATAGCTCTGGATGACCTGGCGGCCCGGGATCAATCGACCCTCGATGTCAATTGAAGCCCCGAGCGCGAACTCGACCGCCATTTTGTTTTGCGTCACCTTCTGGTCGATGACGTACACATCGGGATCGAATTCAACTGTCGGATCTGCCGCAGGCTGACCGTCCAGATATTTCATCGGAACGCGATGGCGCGTGACGATGGCTCCCTGCAAATCGCTATAGGCGATGCAAAGCGCCGAAACGGCCTGATCCGTATTCCCGATCGTGAGTTTTGGCCGGGGCAACGGCCCCTGCCCATCCCATTGCCAACCCGATGATTCACAGGCGCGGGGTTGATAGGTAAACGTTCGCCAGATAATCGGAGCTGGAACGGGGTTCGTTGGATCGGCGATCAGTGGTGCAGGAACGTATCTCAAAACCTGCCCGAAGATGGCCGTGCAATCGACATCGTACAATTCGACGACGACCCCGATATCCGGCTTTTGAATATCCGCATTCGGCTTCGTCACAGGTCGAAGACCTCAGACAAGCTTGCCGTGAGCGAAACGGTCGGTCCGCCGACATAGCCACGCTGCGATGTCGAAAACGTCCACTTTCTTTGAATGGTCTCGAGCGGAGGCGTCCACAAAAATGGCGTGGCCTTGTGTGCCTCAAGAAACGCCTGAATCATGTCGGCGTCGGTAGATAGGAGCGTGCTCCACACCGCCTGATATGAACGGGGCGCGGCGTTCAGCCCATCCTCGCTCCGCTGGCTGTATCCGTCTCCAAACTGAGCCGCGTTAACGCGGGCCTTCACGCCCAGCGTCGTCGAAGGCGACGGGTTCACAACTGGAGCGAATGTATCAAGCGGCACGGTTCAGCATTCCGCGCGAGCGCATGTGATAACTCAGGCGCTCATCGATGACCTGGGCCATCGAGTTCTTCACGGCCGCGCCAATAGCTGCGGCGTTATCCGGCGTTGTACCCTCCGGTACGCTGATGTGGATGTCTCCGAAGGAGACGCTTCCGCCACCCGAAGACGGCACCGAACCACCATTCGGAATGACCTTGGCGCCCGGATTCAAATTCACCAACTCAGGGCCCTTTTCGCCGACGATGGACCATCCACCGGGCGCATTATCGGTGCCGCTGGCGAATTTCGGGAACGAGATGCCGCCCATCATTCCAGAGGACGCACCCGCGACCGCGGACGTCTCTCCGACACTGGGTAATGCGCCGCCACCGAAGAGCCCCTGCATCGATTGCATCAACGGCTGGATGATTAGCATCTTGATGAGCATGTCATCGAGCGCCTTGACGACCGCCAGACCCATGTCCTTGAATCCCTGCGAAACGGTCTTAGTGCCGGTAAAGATATCGCTGAGACCGGATGTTAGATTCGTTTCGAGGGCCGTCGACAGTCCTCTCATCGCGGTATTGGTGCGCATCCCCGCCGCCTCGACGCTGTTCAGGGCAGTTGCGACATCGGGATAAAGGCCCTTGAGTTGGGTTGCGATCGCAACGTCATCGGACGAGAGAAACGCGGTGTTGCGTCCGAATTTAATGCTCGAATTCACCTGTGCCCGCGCCAGCGCGTCAGCGGCCCGCATCGCCTGATCGGCCAGGCCGCTCATTTCGGCTTTCGCCGCAGCCGCCTCGCGGGTCAGACCGTCCTTCATGCCGGCGGCCGTCAGTTGGGCGATCGCCTTGGCGCGCTCCTGGGCCGCTGTGGTCAGATCGATCGCGTTGGCCGCAGCGAGCGTGGTCTCGGTGTATTTGCGCAGCGATTCTTCCGCGCGATCAAATGCGCCCGTGTCTGACGTCGTTGGCGGCCCCGTCGACGTGTCAAACTTCCGGTTCATGCCCTCCGCAAGCCGCTTGCGCGCATCGGCCATAAGGCCGCTATTGCGGATGCCGTCGAGCCGCTGCTGATCTGCTAAGGCGGAAATATCGGCCGGATCGCTGGAGATCCCAAAACTCTTCTCGGCCGCGGCGCGGCTTTCGGGAGTCGTGGTCAAATTCATGAACGCCGTCGCGCCTTGGTTCATCTTGTCTTGGAACCAGCTGGGGAGTTGACCCAGCTTGTCGACCATCTTGGCGATGTTATCGAATGCGCTCGCAGTCAATTCGACGATGCTTACCCATGCTTCCCGGAACTTGATACCGAGCTGCGTAAGCAGATCTTGGACGGGGTGCCAGCGCTGAGACAGGATTTTTTCGGCGGCGTCGAGCCTGTTCTGCAGATCGACTGCGTTCTGCACGTCAGCGCTCGACACAAGTTCGTCTTTGCTGATCGCATCGGCCGACGCGACCATTTTGTCAAGAAACCCACTATCGGCTGCGGCCTTCTTGGCGATCTCGTCGCCGAGCGTGACCCGGACAGCCTCGATCGCGGCCAACCGCTCGCCCTTCGCGACGGCCTGATCGAACAGGCTCACGGCCGCACGAAGCTTTTCCTCGGAACCGTTGGCGTTCGCCAGTTGTCCAACGCCGGAATTGCCTGCGAAGTTGCCGTAATCGGCAACGGTCTTGATACCATTCGAAGCGGCGCTTCCGCCCAGCTTTCCCGCGGTCGAATCGTTTAACTTCTGGAGCGCGGTCGTCAGGGCATCGACGGGCAATTTCGCGTCTTCTGCAGCCTTCGAAATCCGCTGAAAGAAATCCGTCGTCACATTGGCGGCCGCGGCCTTTTCGGATAGCGCGACATACTCGGCAAGCTTCTCGCCGCCGAGGCGCCACGCCTCGCCCACCATTTTAACGCCGTCGTAGGCCAGGGCGAACCAGCCCACCATCCGGAGCGCGGGCGACAGAAACCCCAGAATGGAGGTCGCCGCCGCTCCAACGGACGGGCTGAATGCCTCCATGGCGATACCGGCCGAACGAACGCCACCAGTCACCCCCATCAGGCTTGGCGCGGCCTTCTCGGCGGCGCCCGCGAGCGCGATAAGCCCGGTCCCGGCGTAGTTGGTTGCCGTGACCATACCCGTTGCGAGAGCTGCGATCGCCGTTCCGGAGGCGCTGAGCACGGGGACGGCCATTTCGTTGACCACGCCGCGGAAGGCCGGGGAGAACGCATAGGCGGCTTCGGCTGCCTGCCTGAGGTGGTTTGCTGCGGTAAGGGCACCTTCGCCCGTGACGCGGAAGCCGCCAGCATTGTCATTCGCTGCCGATGTGCTCTTGGCCAGGTTCTCGTTCGCTGCCTTGATCGAATCCGTCAACCGGGTAAGGGCGGCCGTAGCGTCATCCACGCCATCGGCCTTTCCCTTAATCGTAATGTTGCGGATCGTATCAACGCTTGGCATCTGCGCTCTTTTTCTCGTGATAATCGCGGAAAGCCGCGTCCATCGCCTGAATGATTTCGCAGAGACGATCGAAGTCGTCCCCGATCAGACCGTACCGGGAGGAAAAACGGTCGATCGCAAGCCATGGGATGGGCCCCATAGCCATGCCGATCTGACGATCAGTGGAGAGAGCGCGGAAGGCGCCCCATTCAAAGTAAAGGTGGCCGAACAGTTCCGGCTTATTTGCGACACACGGTAGGGACGCGAGGGGTGCGCCCGCTGCCATGGCCGCATTAACAATCGTCTCGAAACTCTCGCCCCAATCCAGTTGCCAGATCAGGACGTCCGTGAGTTTTTTACCTCTGCGGCTCCGTCAGCCTTGCGGCGCTGCGCGACGACCGATCCGGCATAGGCGGCGCCGGCCTGGAACACGCGGTAATCAGGATCCAGCAGAAGCCTTGCCCCGATTTCCTTTGTGTACGGAATCGGCTTATCGTCGTCGTCCGTCAGGCCCTCGACATCGAGAACAACCGTCTCGAGCAAAAGCTTTCCGGCGATACGGTCCTGGTCTTCGGGCAAAACACCCTCGACGCGCTGGCCCCGGGGAATCTCACGGACCATCTTTCCCTCGAGAATGCGATAGTCGACGTTGTTGGTGCCGCGGGCCTTGATCCGGATCCCCGGAAGGTCTGGAATTCCGTCGACCCAATCGCCTTGTTCAATGAGCGCTGAGTCGACCTTGATTGCAGAAAGCTTCATGCAACGTTCCTATGTTACGGGAGATACCAGAACCGGCCGACACTCACAGTATAGCCGTAGGTCGCGTCCCTGATGGCCTGGAAGCTCGCCGACAGCATCACGTCGGCATTCTTGCCGCTGACATTGGGCGAGCCGCTGGACAGTTTGATGCTGGGGAAGTCGAAGACGAGCGTTTCGTTATTGCTGTCTGTTCGTCCGAGCCGGATATCGTAAGATGTCGGGGTATTGTTGAGCAGCTTGTCCAGCACGGTCTTGTCGCCGAAGTAGGTATTCAGCGAACCCGAGACGACGAATTCGCCGTTCCCGATGCCGACCGCTCCGATGGACCCGACCGCCATCTGACGCCGCAGATTATTCTGGAAATCCCATTTTGCGCCGGTCACATAGTTCGGACCGATGACGTTGGCGCCATTGAACCCGATGCGACCGACGTTCGATGCGGTATTCAGCACGTCATTGGTCGCTGCAGCGACGTCCGTTGCGCCAGCAAAGCGCGTCGTCTGCACGGCCCCGTCTGACCCGACGTAAGTTTTTGCGTAGGTGGCGATCTTCGCCGAATCCGCGGTGACTGAGAATTTATCCAGCGTCTGGCCACGCAGATATTCGTAGGTAACCGGGCTATGATCGAGATACTGCCTCTCGATCGTATTTGAGCGCTTGGTCGATGCATTGGTCAGGAAGTCGCAGAGGAACACCTGAATCGTCTTGCTCGTGCCTGCATCGGCGGCCCAGCCAACCGGAACGCGATCCAGCGTCAGCGTATGCGCCACCGCCGAAAGGATCCGAACGAAGTCATTGTCGACCGCAGTGGCTAACTGCACACCCGCGGCGGCGCCACCGACCTTCGCCCACATGCCAGGCAGGATGCCCAGCGTGGTGAAGTCGAGCGCGGTCGAGGTGAGGTGATTCCCGCTGGTGGTGTCGGCGACGATATCGCCCGACGCGGCCTGAAATCCGACCACGCGGATGGTCGCGCCGGCGGGCGGCGAGGCCTCTGCGGTGAAGGATGCGGTGGGAAATACCACCGTCGTGGCACCGCTCGATGAGACCACGAACAAACCGTTATTCGCCGCGGTCGCGAAGCCGGAGGCCAGCACCAGCATCTGGGCTTTGAACGGCGTTCCCAGCGCAACAGTTGCCGTCGTGGTCGTCAGGGCCGTGACGGCCTGCGACGGAAGATTGCCCCACGTTCCCTGCAAAGCCTCTTCAAGGTCATCGTCCATCGTCTGGAACGACATTTCGCCGGCAATATCGCCGCCGGCCTGGACGCCGACAAGGATAAGGTCCGGGACCTGACGATCAGACCTGATCTCGTTCGAAATGACCGTCTGCGGATTGACCGCGAGGCTGCTCGATGTCTGCCGAATAGCCTTGAAGGCTGGCGTCGTGGGCGTGACACCAAAGGTCGTCTCGCGGACCTTTGCGATCGCAACGCGGTTCGTCGACTGGAGATCAACCATTTAAGGCTCCATAGGCAAGCCGACGATGCGGCAGATGTTGAAGGGATTTAAGCGAAGAGGTCGGTGTAATAAGGCACCGACGATGAGATGATGAACTTGCCAGCGGCATAGTTCGAATTATCGATAACGCCCGGAGATGGCGCATAACAGACGACGCCAGAGAATTGTTTGCCGCGGAAGATCGCGCGAAGCTGGTCGATCCATGCGAGGGGCTGACTAAGACCCGTGCCCGTTGGGCAGATAAGCTTGATCCGAAACGCGCCGGACTCCCGGAAGACGTTGTTGCCGGGCGAGCCGACCGTAATCTGATTCTCGACTGCGACCGGATATTCAACGGTGACATAGGCCGAGCCGTCGCCGGTCCCCTGCCCCGTCGTGTCGTCATCGACAATCGCCGTTGCGGTCCAATTCGCCGCGAGCCGTGCGGATACCGCATCGACGACCACTTTTCCGGCCATGAACTAAGACCCCAGAGTGATCGTGATGGCCGGCGTGAGATGCGGAGCGCCGTCGAATGGCGGGCGATAGGAGAACGAAATATTGAAGGCCGGGTAACGATCCTGCGCCAACGTCACTACGGCTTCGAACACGCCGTTCGGCGCCTGCCGCGATTCCGGAGGCCCACTTTCGCCTTCGATCTTGCTGGCGTAGGGCAACGATGAAACGAACACATATTCAGACGCAGGCGGAGCGTCGCCATCCGGATCGATTTCGGTTCCGTCAGCGAATAGCTCGAACGATGCTTTGAACGCTCCACTTCGAACCGGCGCGAACTGCTCAAGCATATCGGCGATCCAGCCGAAGACGTCGGGCAGCAAGCTGAAGCTGTAGTCGATCTCGCCGTCCGGCCTGACCCGGCTTTCATCGGCGCCCTCGGCGCCGTCTACTTTCGTTGTGTGCGCCGGTACGCTTCCAAGCGCGGCAGAGTTCTGCTTTTCGGCATCGGCCAGGGTCTCGCGCGCGAAGTCCGCGAGCGCGGCGCTCCTGGCCTGCGGCGATAGTTCCTCGTTAACGATCGCTCTGATGTCGAGATCGATCGGATCGATCGTTCCGCTAAACATCAGCCCGTGACGCGCATGTCGATGCGGACGAGTTCGCCGCCGATGAACTTCGGATCCACAAAGGCAACTGCCTTGGGCGCCTGCCCGCGCATCAATACCTTATCGGTCGGGCCGACGCGCGGGACGCGCTGATCGAGATTGAATGGCGGCAGGGCCGGCACCTGACCACCGGGCCATTGCGCGTTATTGATCTGCGTCGGAGACATGGCGATGTTTAAATCAGTAGCCGGGATTCCGGCAACAAGCTGCTGGACCGTCAGAGCATTGACCGTCGCCCTGCACTTCACGTCGATATTGACCTGGTTGGGTGCCGTGCCCACGACGCGGCGAAGGATGATGTCCTCTCCTACTTGCGCCAGCGCGTTATCCAGCGCTGCTATAAGGTCGGACATCTTACGAAGTCGACACGCCGTTGACGGTCAGTTGCTCAGGGGCCGGCGGCGTTACCGGAGATACGACCGGAGGAACCACGGCAGCCGACTGACCGGACGTATCCGACGAGTCGGTCAAAGTAGGGCCGCCATTCGAGCCCTTCAAGCCATCAACAAAGTCCTTGATATCAGCAACGGCCTG